GAATTGGACGAAGTGAGAAATCAACTAATGAGCGCCGTTCGCTAACCGCGTTGCTATATGTCATTGAAGTAGTCTCGGCGCTCAAGAAGTAAGCCGGGATTCCACAAGCTCGAGCCAATTCTAGCGCTACATATTGACGAGCTTCAGTTAATTGTAAAGACTTAGGGTCGAAACCAATTTCTTTAATATCTACATCAGCATTTAGGAAAGCGGTTGCTCGAGATTGTCGAGCTGTGCGCCAAGCGCTAAGAAGTGAGTTAATTCTTTCGGCTGGAAGATTTGTGCCAGTTGATTTAAGAGCAATAGTTGGCAATGGGTCTTTTGCGTAAGTAACTGCCGAGTTTTCTAAATAAACTGCCGCTTGGATTGTTTTACCTGCGCGATTTAATAAACCTTCATCGCCGCCATCGAATCTGATTAGCGAACCAATTCCAAAATTAGGAACGCGCTTACCATCAACGGCATATCCGGTAATTGTGTTATTTAGTGGGTCGGTATCAACTGTCACTCGATCCGGAGATATACGAGTCCAAGAACGAACGCGACCGCCATCGGTTGCCGAATACATTTCAAGAACTTGTCCATAACCTACGCCGTGAAGGAATATGTCTTCTGCTAACCAAGTGTAAATGACAAAGCCAGCCACTCTAGGGTCAGGCTGATTAATTACTCTGTGCGGATCTACGAATTCGCCAGTTATGCGATTGAAAGTTGTTAAAGGTAATGAGCCAATAGTTCCGCAGATTATGTTTCGAGCTCTAGCAACTGCTGGAACTGACATTGCTACTGGACGAGTTGTTGTAGTCCGTCCACCTAGGATTTGATAAACATTATCCTGAATCTGAATTGGAGTTAAACTAGCTTCAACATCAGATACTTTAATCGGAGTTGAAGCCGGAAAGAAGAAATCGCGAATCGCACCCATTAAGCCTAAATTGTAAGGGATATGTGCTACGCGACAATGATATCGACACCATCATTTGACTGAGTGGCGTAATGACTTGCCATAGCCGCCGCGACTGCTCCGGTGATTACTGCGGCTGAGACTTTACGGCCGAAGATCCAACCGCCATCGCCAAAGTTAAGCCTTACCGCTGACAAGCAATGAGAAGTTAATTCTTCTTGGTTGCCGTGGGCTAATCTCTGAGCTGAGATAGCCGAGACGAACTCATCGCAAGACGTCGCATATAACTGTCCATCGATTGCCTCACAAGGTAACCCGGCTGGGACTAATCGAGCAGCCACAGCTGAAGCAGTCCTAGCCGAATATGCGATTTTAAGAACATTAAACTTCCGATACCACTCGGCAATATCGTTGGCAATTACTTTGTCGGATAGATAGCCGGGGTTAGTCCAAGTCTGAAGAAGCTGAACTTGAAATCTATCCCCGTCTATCCGTTGAGAGGCGACTAACGCGGCTTGTCGCCTATCAGGTGATAAATCAATCGCAAGCCAAGTATCAACGGACTTGTCTAAGCGCAGACCCTCGACCGCGCAAGCTTGCCATTGAGACGGATGGATGACTGGATTGATTGTGGAAACCCATTGACATAAGACTTCGGTTCTAACTATGTCTTCCGGATCATTTAATACAGCTCGGATATTGTCGGGGTGAATTGTGTGGCCGAGAGATGGATTGGCTTGTGCTACGCCTTCCCAAAAGGCCGCCGAGCCATCGAACTTAATCTCAGGTGGCGCAGACCATTCCCACCAGCCCAAAGATAAATCGTTTGTAAGTATTGAGGCTAAAGACCGCTCTCGCATTTTATTTAAGACAACTGAATGGCTATCTCCGGCGTTAGATAGTAAGAAGGCTTGTGGGTTTTGTGAAGCCATCTGGGTAAATCGAAGGGAAGACCAAACATCCTCGTCGTGATATTCGCGAGCCTCATCCATCCAAATTGTGTCCGGTGAAGCTATTCCTCTAGTGGCCGAGTTAGAAGCTCTGACTATGTATCGACGGCCACCGCTGAACTGTAACTCTTGAAATCCTCGGGCTTCTAGCTTCTTTACTAATTGGCTTTCGAGTTCAGGATGTTCAGTAATGATTCCGTAAATCTTATAAAAGACTTCAGCTGAGGTAGTTAATTTGTGAGCTGTGTGAACTTGAAGTTTTTGTTCTAATCCAAAGATTCGCCAAAGAATCTGCCAAGCCATCCAAGTTGATTTACCATTTTGACGGGCTAATAAGATTCCGTGAACTGGGGTCTGCCATCGGCCGTCCGGCTGGACTTTTAGCGTTTGTTCACTAAGCCATTCTTGCCAAGGTAACATCTCTTGGCCGTATTTAGCGCAAAATTCGATGAACTCTAAGCCTTTTGATGGGTTATCAGTGATTTTAGTGTGAATTCGCGGTTTTACCACACCTCGGTAAGCCGAACCAGCCCGAAGGCTAACGATCTCAGCCGGGTCGGGTTTGTTGTTTACCAGTTCAAGCATAATGCCGCTTGGTCGAGCCAGTTCCCGGTATAAAAATCCCAATGGGGGTCGTGGGTTTCCTCGCGTCTCTCAAAAAAGACCCGGGGGCTATGCGATCTCGCTTTCCGCTGTTACATCGATGACAAGCCGCAATCATATTGTCTTCAGAACTGATTCCACCTTTACTGATTGGAATTATATGATCGACTGTATTGGCTTCTTGTCCGCAGTAGTAGCAGATATATCCATCGCGTATCAAGACCTTCTCTCTCATTACTTTGTAATGGGTCTTGTCATATTCTCTAGCCATTAGATTGGGAATATCTCAATCGTATCTACTGAATCATCTATCGTCTTTGGATGTTCTTTAGCGCAGTTACCGCAGCTCTTACACATCTAATGCCATCCTTTACGATTAAAGTGTTTAAGCGCTTTACAAGCTGAACCATCGTATCTGTGTTTAAGGTAGCGATAATGCCAATCAATTTGCTTCTTAACTTCCATACCCTTCACCTTGATATTCCGCATTTGTGCTAATCCATAATGCGAACCATTTTGGGCGAGCGGATTGAACCGCGACTCAAGCCATATTAACCGCACCCAGCAAGCCCCCTCATCAACTGTCTTGAGATAATCCATAGCCATCATCACATAAGTCTCTTGAGTGGATGTTAAAGATAAAGCATTTGTGGTAGTTGTATTTATTGGATTTAGTGCGAGGCCTAGCACAAGTGATAGGCAAAGGCGTCGCCAAACACTTGGGCGACGCGTTGCCATCAGGCCGCGCCTTCGCGCTAGTGTAATGGGCTTGTCAAGTAACATTACTAAAAGTCCTGTTCAGACGGCGTTTCTAGCTCTAATAGTTTACTCGTTTCAATGGTCTTTCCAATTATGGCTTCTTTCAATTTATCTCGGCCATCAGCTTGAAATTTGGTTATTAAATACGGATCAGCAGTGCTACCAACTAACCAATCAATCGGCTCACCATTCCAATCAATAACTAAATCATCAACATATTTGAAGAATTTATCCAATATCCGATCTACTGACGATTCCCTCACCGATTCGACTATCTCATCCGGGCAATTCATTTTTACCCAATCAATCCATTTACGATCGTTGATAATCTGCCACTTAAACTTTGGCTTACTAGTTGAGACATAAGCAATCGTCTCACCATCCAATTCAGCCTTCACCCTATCTGCTCCAATGCCATCCATCTCACTTTGGAGCTCTTGGCGTAGCTGGTCTTTAACTCGCTTTGCTTCGTCGGCTATTAGGCTGACTGCCGCCAGCTTCAGACTCGTCTCCTTGATTCCCATTTCTTCTCCTCTCCCGATAAAGCCTCATCTCTAAGGACTCAACTGTTATGCCGCAATCCCTAGCGATGAACTCCATACTAAATCCCCAGTCGATTAACTGGTGGATATATTTGAGGCTAACTGGCCTCTTTACTTCTTTCCTGCCCATCCGTCTCCCTTAAATATGACTCCCGGGCTTGAGAATTGCTTCTCCATTGGAACTTGACAAGGTTGACACCATATTGAGTGATTGGAATAGACGCTGAAGCTTTGCTCGACTGTGATCTGACATTGGGGACATCGAAACTCATAGGTCGGCATTTTGTGTCCAATCCTTATGGCCGTTGAACATCTTGACCTGTATTTTCTCAAGTCCAGCAGCTATTCGACAAATACGACATCTAGCCGCTTTCATCTTCCAGTTGCCACACTCTTTACAGCGTTCAATATCATCCTCTTTGGCGCTCACTCGCTCGGTTGGATAAATAATCCTTTGCTCAAAACATCCCTGACACTCCACTAACCACACTTCGCCGGGAGCTTCAGGAATGTCCGGACATTCGTAGGTCTTGATTAGCCTATGAGCTCTGACCCCTTTACAGCTTCCACACTTAAAAGGATGAACGTCAAAAATCATCTATACAATCCTCACAGTAAAGTCCCGACTGCCTATCCACATTGAAACTCCGATAAAACATAATCGCAAGCTTTGGCGAAGCTTCTCTGTGGCATTTAATACACTTCACTTCTTAAACACCCATTTTCCGGACTCATCTATCTTCATCCATTTAGCCGGGCATTGAGCGTCTCGATCTCGAGATGGACAGACCCAGCCTCGATAATCTTTGCCGTCTTTAGTTCCATTCTTAAGCACCATAGCACCGTGGTTACAGATTGGAACTTCGTCAGCTATCTCAGCTCCTAAGGTTTCGATTAGGTGATCAATGTTATGGACTATTGGCTCCGGGTCGTCCGGCCGTTGTTCTTTAATGAATTCTGCCAACTTTGGATTTGTTGTTTGTATTGGCTTATTGTGACTCTGGAAGGGTTTAGACCCACTCGGCTTTGCCAAGTAGCCAGCAAGGTTGAGAGCTCTTGAGAGGCTACCGCTCTCCGCAAGTTCCAGCGCGTATTGTTTAGATTTGACTTCGGATGAAAGACCCGTCGTCCAAGGATTACCATCAACTTCAGTTCTAAATATTTCAGTTTTGACAATATAGACATCACAATCCTTTGTTAGTGACTCAGCGAGGACGTGAGTCTTGATCCGATAATCGGGATTCTCAGCAATAAATTGCTTGAAGCGTTCCCATACTCCAACATAATCATCTAGGTAATTCGACATTTAAATTCTCCCTTTTAGCTACTTCTCCTAGACCATCTAAGAGCTGTTCTTTTAATGAATAAAACGAACCATCCGGCCAGTTCTGTAAATCAGCGGCGCACTCTAAACAATAAAAGCGCACTTGGTTAGATCGCATTGGAGAAGCTGATACGCATTTCCAATAAGCCATCTTCATAGCATTTGGATTCCATTGGTTCTTATGAGAACCCCAACGTTGCTTACAGTAATCGCACCATTGGTCTTTATTAGTATTACGCAGAAGGGTCAAAGTCATCCCAATCTGTATGTCGGAGCTGACCCAAGATAGCGGAGTATCCAATGAGATCGACAATCGAATCTTCCCGCATTGGGCTTTCCACAAGTCTTGAAAGTTTGACCGCGATAAACACCAATGCCAGTTGAGATGGGTCTGTGAATCGAAGACCGAGAATTCGGCAGATGTCGTAAACGCGTAGTAAGTGGTGTCTCGGATCACCATACGCGAAGCCTCGCTCTCTGAGCGTTTCGCCAGCAATCTCAATCCACTCACTTAACGAGCGGTCGGCCAATTCGTCCATCCTTCAGCCCCCTTTCATAGCCTTTACGGAATGATTCATCTTGGCGCTGTTCGCTTTTGTATTGCTGATAAAGGATGAAAGCCAATAGGCCATAAATAACTAAATTACTTAACATCGGCGCTCACCCCATAGACATCGAGGAAATAAGCTGAGACTTCAGAATGTGCCAGCCTTCCTCGAAGCTGCTTCTTACCCATCTTCTCCCGGGCATATCGACGAATGATTGAACCTTTAACGTAATTAGTCCCATCTGTCCAAGCCCCGGCAGTAGCGTCGAATTTAATTACCAAGTCCGACATAAAACCTCCAAAATTGACGTAGGCAATTCAGCTACTTCAAGGTCGTTTTCTACTGTGTAAGTTGCTCCCGAAGGATGAATCGAAGGTGCGGCTACAACATAACCTTTGTATTTGATGTCAATACCTTCGCCTAATGAACCGCGATAAGTTAGGCCAGCGTCTTTGTAGTAAAGGTGATACCCGTCAGCTGTCTTAACTGTGTAGGTCGGTGTCCATTCAGGATTTAATCTACCGCCGTTGCGGAAATCAACATCGATAATGACTAACCCGGATTTAATCGCATTAATCCCGATGTTCATATTCTTGTCCATCTTTAGCCAAAATTCGACTAAATCTAGATCAGTAGTTGCGTCAAGATGACTGCGTTTGATTAAACCAAAGTGAGGTTCTTTGGCTTTAGGTAGGCAGGGTAATACCGCCCAACCCTTATCTATATAACTTTTAGCGGCATTTCTAACATCTGCCGTCTGCGTTTTTAACATATTGCTCCCTTGTAAACCCTAGGAAATTGGATTTACGGGATAATCGTATTTAATTAAATCGATTTAGACAAGAAGTAAGGTGGCGTGTCGGCAGTCTAGGAAGCCAACCTCTTTAGATTCTTGCTCTGACCCGGCGAAATCGGTCTTTGACGGAAGCACCTTAAAAAGCCATTCAGGGGCATTTATAGCCCCTAAGTCGAACTGGTAGATACCTTTTGGCGTTGAGTTGATATAAAGCGTCCTAGCGCCCGTTCTAGCCCTTATTTCGGCCAAGTAATCCCACTTCTTCTTCTCAATCATAAGTTTGTCATAGTGGGTTCGGCGGCATTTGAGCTCGATATAGGCGTCGTGGGTAACGCCGTCTACCCGGTCGGTCGCCGATAGTGGCGTCAAGTCCGGAAATTCGGCCTTAAGCGCCTCAAAGAGTTCGGCTTCTCGGAAGTAGATTAGACGTCTTCCTCGCCGTCTTCCCAACCTATTTTCTTGATTGGGTCGGCAGGATCGATAAACCAATCCGGCCAAGATTCGCGTTCCATAGCAAAAGCCAAAGCAAAATCGGCTTTCCATCCAGCCGCTAAAGCCGCGTCGTAAATTGCTTTAGATTCAATGAAACGTTGCTCAAGCTTTGTGGGAAAAGGATTGGCTACTGTGCGCGGTCTGCGAACTTTGCGCTTCTTTGGCGCTTTTTTAGCGACGCGTCTTCTTTGTGCCATTTGTAATCCTCTCCCTTAGAACTAACTCAAGGGTAGATTCTAACTTGTCAAGCCTCGAAATCAGCGGAAGGTTCTCGAGTTTTATTATGTATCGAAGTCCGGCGATTAGTAGGCCGATTGAGCCTAAAACCGAAGCTACGAAGGCCGCGACGTTACTTGCGTCCATACTGCGGAGAATTCTTATCCGCCCAGCGAACGGCTGGAGCTGTGATTGCGCCAATCAAGACCGCGTATTCGGGGGCGAAATCGAGAAGCAAAGAGACTCCCATAGTTACAGCTGAGGCGGCTACGGCTAAACAGTAATCCTTGAACGCTTCCTTGAACTGAGGACTTTTAATGCGAGCTATTAGGTCTTTCATTTATTTTTCCCTTCGAGGTCGAACCAACTTCGGTCTTGATCTCCCGATGGATTGAAACTTATATGGATGTGGGACTTGTGCGGATTGCTTCCGGTGTATTTACGCCAACGCCACCGGAGACGAGGGGAAGCAATACGGCCATCATAAATAACGTATTTGATTCGCTTGTCGCCTCGCTTCGCGCAAAGTCTAATTCGCTCGGCGAGTGAATGAGCTTCTTCTTTGTGAGCTTGAAGGTCGGAATCAACATCTATAGCTCTGACGATTCCATCAACCGGGATATGGTCTGAAACGCCTTTAGCGAGATGGCGACTATCAGCAATCCAACCATCGCTACGGCGATCGCGGCTCGGATAATCGTCATCTATTTGCTCTCGAAGTTGGACACCAGCTCGGCATAACTTAGCCAAGTAGTATTCTCGCTTCTTCTTCGCTTATTCCAAGGCGCTCTAATAAAGCTTCTCTAGCCGATTCTTTTGCTTTTTTCTCGGCTTGTGCGTTAGCAAAAGCAATTTGGTCTTTTTCATATTGCTCAAATTCGGCGTCAGTCATTTCGCGTTCAATTTCTTCGCCAGTCTCAAGATTCGCAATTTTAACGATTGGTTTACTCATTATTTAACCCCATATACATAGACAGTTCCACCAGTGAAGTTAGCGTTTAATCCCAAAAATGTAATGCTACTAATTGCCGCAGTCTGATTATAAAAACTGCTTAAAGGCAATATGTTGAAATTTGTTGTGGTTGTCGCATTAACTTGAATTGAAAAACCTTGTAACATTTTCCAAGTTGTTGTGTTCGCATAATCAGGAATTGTAAAATAACTTAAATTCGTTGCTACGCTGTTATCCTGAGCATTAGAAAATTCTAAATATGTTTGACCAAAACTTTGATTATTTTGCTGGGTATAGCCTAAAGCGGAATAACGAGTATTAGAATCTGAATTAAATCTACCGATTAGAGTATCGCCGTCGTGACTGGTCTTAAAACCTTGAACCACAACAAAAAGATTGTAATAGGTTGCTGGGATTGATGAAACAGTTGTGCTTGCGCCAGATAAGGCAGTTCCACCAGTATTTATTAAAGTCATTCCACCAGAAGCCGGAGTTGCCCATTCAGGCGCCGTAGCACCGGAATTAACAGTAAGAACCTGCCCGGCTGTGCCAATCGGTAATGAAGTATTGACGTTTGATGTTGCTGATCTATAAGCAATCGCGCCAGTTGTAGTTTGCGGATTGAGATTTTTTGTAGTTGTATCAATCGACGAGCCAAGTGTCCGAATGGCAGACGCGCCATCTTTGACGAGAGCTGTATCGTCCGGCGTTGTCCAGCCGTAATTTGTTGTCGTTGCCATTGTTCTCCTTTAAGCGACTATTGTAGCGTTAAGCCAATCTAGGGTTGGGGATATTGTCTGCCAAGTCTCGGTTGCCGGGACATTGTTCCAGCGGAAGGCTTGGAGAGAGTAAGCGATAGGTGAGACATTGAGAGTTAGTCTTAGGCGGTTGTAAGAAGCTGTCCAAGTCCATCCTTCGACGAATCCTTGGAAAGAGCCATCGACCATATTTGTAGGCAGGTTGGAGATGTTAAGCGGAAGTCCCATAAAGACATTAAGAAGCGCGTCTCGGTCGGCATTGTCAATTTCCAGGCTATGAACCTCAAAAGTAATTTGTTTTAGTAGATATTGAGGATAGGCTCGGATTTCAAGATAGAAGGCGGCTTGGCTGATAGCGTCAGACTGATTGCGAAGGGTAGTAACAATCGTTGAGGCTAGTTGGCCGTATTCGCTAATCGAGGCAAGGTCGGAATCTGTGACTGTTGAACTGCCAGTAGCTCCATAGCCAATCGTTATCGAGTTGCGAACGTCTCCGGCTCGCTTAATGATATTAAGACCCGTCCCGGTTGCGTGATTGCCGTCGAGATCGACATATCCGTTCACCGCTAGATATTCGCCTCTATGTGTGCTATCGGCGTAACCAATGCGACCTTGAGCGTCTTCGTAAATATAACCAAGGCCGGAAGTAGCCAATCGGCTAACTAAAGAATAAACATTTTCATTAAGGTTGGATTGCGAATGAAGCTCATAATCGCCCGGCTGGTCGATGTCGCCCAATCCGCTATTTTCCGCATTAGCCCAAGTAACAGTTGGGTCATAATCATTCCAAGTTACGCCAGCTGGAACTTCGTCCCAAGTGTCAAATAAAACTCCGGATAAAACTTCGTAAATCATATCGCCGTCTAGGTTATGACCTAGGTTGCCTTCGAATATGGCTCGAGCAAGACGAGCTAGTGAGCCGACTGCGAGAATGTTAATCCGTTGAGATAAGGCCGTAGATCCGCTATTGGCCACTTCGATTGATAGGTCGGCGATAAAGCCGCCGAATAATGAAACCCAGTTGCCGGAAGTGTCTTTGACTTCGATTGAGATTGGGTAATTAATCTCAAAGCTTACGTTGGCTTCATTTGTCTCTAAAAGTGAGATGTTCGCATAACCGGGTTGAGGCTGAGCATATATGTCGGTTCGGCCGCTGGTAATTGTCATCCCGGCTAAGGTGACCGAAGTAACAGTCAAGCCGTTTACTTTTACGCGATACTCAGGATTCCAAAGGGTCATACAGTTAGGGCGCTCAATCCACCAGCTGAACGACGTTCGACTGAATTTAATGCGTCCACAACAGCTCTAGTAAATCCAGTTTCATCGATAATACTTGGTGAATTAACATTGATGTAAACAGGTTGGGATGATCTTTGGTAGCCGCTTGAAGGACTGGATACAGTTAAAGCTCCAAAACCACCTTGAGGCGCCAAGTTAATCAAACCCGGAACGCTAGGGCTGGGCTGTTGCGGCATAAATTCAATTTTATTTACATTTGGCAAAAGAGGAATACTGTTATACAAATCAATCAATCCATTTATAGCAGACTTAGCACTTGCTACAAAAGACTTAATTTTATCGATTGCCGTCCCAATAATGTTTACTATTGTGCCAACTGTTTTACCAACTCCAACGATTGCGTTTACTAATGCGAACTCAAAAAGCGGAATTAGATAATCTTTAGTAAATTTCCACAAATCCATAATCGCTTCTCGATTATCCTCAAAAGCCTTTTTTATAGGCTCTAAAGCTCTATCTTTCGCCTCGACAAGCATTGGAATTAGACGATTTGTAATGTAGTCAATAAACGCGGTAACGGCTGGTAATAATGCCGCGCCAACAGATTCCTTAGTTTCATCAAAACCAATTTTGAGGCGTTGAATTTGACCTTCTAAGGTGTTCGCTTGCGTAGCGGCCGCACCACCAAAAGTCTGAGCTAATTGATTCATTGTGCCATCTAAACCAAGAGTTTTCATTTGAGCTGTTGATAGACCAATACCGAGTCGGCCTAAAGCTCCGGTATTCCCTTCGTACGCTTTACCTAATGCGTTTGATACGGCTTCAACGGATTTACCAGTAGCCGCGCTAATATCTAGGGCTAATTGAAGACTATCTTGGGCTTTGGTAAGTGATCCTGTTGCTGTGGCTAAACGTTGGAATGCTGGTCGAAGTTGATCGTCCGCAACGCCAAAACTTAGCGACATTTTTTCAATGTTTTTTTCTACCGCTCGAGTTTGCTCATCAGTTGCGCCAGTTACACTCTTAAGAGCTTTGGCGAGGCGGGCTTGAGCCGCTTCATCTTCTATGGCGGCTTTAACTCCATCAACAGCTAATTTGCCAGCATAAGCAACAGCCGCAACAGTAGCGGCGGCAAAAGCGGCGGCGGCAACTTTGCCAAACTTTTCTAACTTACCGCCGAATCCTTGGATTTCGTTGTCGGCTTGGCCTAAATTCTTTTTAAGGTTATCTATATCGGCGAGGATAGATAACTTGAGAGTTCTACTTCCGGCCATTAGTCATCCCACTTTTCAATAACTTGAGAAAACGAATTTTCCCATTTTTTAATAATGTCGGGTTGAACTCGACGCATAGTAGGCCATATAAAATAACCTTCGCTACCTTTTGATCCAAATTTAGGTGTTCGCGCTAAGAATTGTTTTAGATTATTAGAACCAAACTCAACACCAGCCAAAATCGCGTTAGTGGCTGGACGGCCTTCTCTTAATTGTGTAGTAGCTCCACCAGAAAATTTCTGACTAGCAAAACCAATTCCAAATTCGCCTACGACGCTGGATTTACTGATTTTAATACCATCTGCGATTCTAGTCGCTTGTCTTGGTCTTGGATAATTTCTAGCCGCTGACCTAATCTCGCCAACGACAAAATCTACAAGACCGCCAGTTACGCTTCGAGCTTGTTCTTTAGCCTCATCACCCATTTTACGGATGACACTAGCTATTTTTCTCAATTCACCTTTGTCATATTGAAATACGCGCTGGCTGTCATCGAACGTTGCCATTTTGCTCCTTCAATATCTCAATCGCCGTTAAAACATCTTCTCCGTCATCCCAATAAGCCATTGGAATCCCGGTTGCGATAGCCAATTCGACAATGAGTCGGCTTATGCTTCCGGTTGGATGGCTTTTGGGTTATCAGCCCCTACTTCAAACTCTGAAACAGTTTCCATCCATATATCTAGAGATTTGACTGGCTTACCAGCTGATTCCCGTTTCATCGCTGAGTAAGCAAGAAACATAATGTCCCAGATTCCGGGAGTGGTTAATTGGCTGACTGTTTTACCAGTTTCCTTTTCCCACTTCGCGTAATCGACTGGCTTAGTTATGTAAGTAGCCTCGTCTCCATTGTTATATTTAATTGTAATTTCAGTTTTCATAGCTCCCGATTCCCCGATCTCTTAGCTGAAGGTTTCTGTTGGTGTTCCGATTACTGTCATTGTCCAAGTGTCGGTGAGTGCTCCGGGAGCCGCTCCGCCAGCGCTTGGGAAGATTGGAAGAACTGTAAAGGCGAAGACTGCGCCAGTTACAGCGGTAAAGCTGACGTTGAGAGCGGTGTTAGGCGCTGACTCTGCGTCTGCCCACATAGCCTCAAACAAGGATGAAGCCGCGCCCCAATCCTGAAGTAGTTCGATTGTGAATGTCCATTGTTTATCAACGGACTTGTAAGCGCGGCCATCGAGAGTTTGATAAGTCTCGATAATCGTCTCACAAGATAAAGTCGCAGAAGTCGCCTGAGCATCGTAGGACGCTG